CGATTGATTTCTTCACGCCATGCCTGACGCTGGGCGATCTTATCGGCATATTCAGTTTTGGTCGCTGAACCCTCGGCAATCTTGGCGGCGATATAATCCGTATCTGCTAATTGTTGCCTCAAAACAACAACCTTCGCCTTGTTCTCCTCGTCAGTTTTTTCTTCTTCGGTTTTGCCGATGAATATCTTGCCTTTGATCACTCTGGCAAGGCATCCGGCGGCCTCAAATTCCTCATCGGAAATTTCCATATCGGCTTTTTCAATGCCGTCCATTTCCTTGAGAGCCTGTAAGCTGGTGTGATGAACCACACCGCCATCCTTTTTCGCTAAATACACCATAATAAACCTCCAATCTTGTGAAAGATAGAATGAGCATAAATTGGAAGTACGAATATTTTCAAATAAAATATTTGAATAAATTATTTTATTCAAATATTTTAATAAATTATTTTAATTATGGATAAACAAGAGGTCGTAATAAGCATCAATTTTTGAAACTTTCTTGTAGGCTTGAAACCGCTTTTTGAAGGCTCCGCGCCATGACTGGTAAGCGTTTCTGATATCCATAAAGCTCATTTTACCAGCTTCTAAAAGGGTTTTAAACTTCTTTAATTTGCGTTTCATACGGATCGGGGAATCGCGGCATGGAAGCCGGAGAACCTTGCCGGTGTCCAGAAGGGAATATTTCCCTTTGAGGAATATAAGGCCATCCGACAACTTTGTAATCCGGGTCTTTTTCAAGTTGACAGTGATTTTCAGGGTTTCACAGACTTTTTGAATTTCAGTAAGGCAATATTTAAGGAATTGCTTATCGTTATGTAATAAATAAAGATCATCCATGTACCGGCCATAAAATTTTATCCGCAATTTTTCTTTTATGAAGTGGTCGAGTATGTTCGGAAAATAAATAGCCACAATCTGCGAGACTTGGCTTCCAAGTCCGAGAGCCTTGCCGTCACCGAATACCCTGATAAACTTTTCCGTAAGCTCCATGACGCGCCGGTCTTTTATCTGATCCCGCAACATGGCGATCAGAATGTCATGGTCTACATTGTCATAATAACCTTTGAAGTCAATCATCAGAGCATACCCTTCATTTGAGCCGTTCTGCCTGAAGTACCGTGAAAGGTGTGCGATAAGCCGCCGAACGGAAAACATGACACCCTTGCCTTTAAGCGATGCCCCATTGTCATGGATGAGCGGACGGCTGAGAATGGGAACCAGAACCTGATCGCACAAGCATTTCTGGATCACGCGCTCGGCGATTTGAATTCCCCTTATGTTTCGTATCTTCCCACGTTCCCGAAGGGTAAACCTGATGAAGCCCTCTTGGACATTCTCTCCTGCAATGAGTTTTCTCCGTGCCTCAATAATGTTGGCGATGCGGTTCATCTCATACCGCTGGACAGACTCTTTCCAGTGGACGATCTTTTTCGCCTGCTTAAAAGAAAGGTTCAGATTGTCGAGATCGGCAACCCGGTCGAAGTCATCAAAACCGCCTATTTTCATTTTGCGTTTTGCTTCACGTTCCGCCTTCCGGCGTTCATACCGGCCTTGCCGCCTTTCCGCGCTTGTCAACATTCCCTCCTTGTAAGCCCCTGTATAGCATCCGCCGGGCTTCGGCCATGCGGCATCAGCCCGGCGGTACGCGCCGCCATGCTACATAACGCCACCGGGTATGAAACGGCAGGGACGCGCACACCGCCGCCATGCAAGAAGCGTCCACCCGGACGTATCAGAGTTATAATTCACCGTCGTTAGAAGACGGCAGGACGTTTTCTCCTTCTGTGATTGGGTAAATCGGTTCATAAACCTACACGTAGTTTACCTTCACCGAATCGGGGGCCACCCCGCCAGCAGACGAAGCCGTATTGTTGTTGTTCGCATTGATATTGTTGTTGACATTGCAAAAGGAAGCGGAAGAAGCTCTTAAAAAACGCCCTCTATTTTCTCTCATGAGACTCCTTTATTTTTTCAGCTATTTTATTATTGGCTTTCCGCCAACCCTTCAACAGTTTGATTTCATAATTTATCATTTCGTAATACGGCGCAAATTTTTTCATCTCCACAGGAAGGATGTCATCGCAGTATTCGATTTCTTGAATCAGTTGTTCGCAGTTAATGATCGCTCCGGTCTGATAACGCCGCCGGAGAGCTAGTTCATCAAAAGTAATAGGGTAAATGGAGTTCGCGGCGATGATGTTCATCATCATGTTATGCAAAATTGAAAGAATTTTTTCCCGAAGGTGAATAATCAGCCAATCAGGATATATTTCGGTTATTTTTTCCGGTTCCTCTCCGGGACGTTTTTCAATTCTGACTTTGTCCTTGACTCCGAAATCACGCAGAAGCCAGTTGGTCATTTCCTTTCGCAGTTTCCGAGCGTTATGATAAAACTCAAGGCTGGACAGCCCCCGCTTATTTTTAAGAACCATCCCGCTCCCCGAAAAGAACCCCAAAATTCAAAATAAAAATCGCGCCGCTTCGCGGCGGATCATGTCGGCGGCCCGCTGGCGCGGGCCGCTCCTTGTATCATATACAGTCTTAACCCGCCCCACAAGGGGGCGGGATACAAGATGTCCGTGTGCTACCGCACACAGAAAGCGGGGGCCACCCCGCCAGCAGACGAAGCCGGACTGGTGTTGCCCGCACCGATATGGCCGCCGACATTGCAAAAGGAAGCGGAAGAAGCTACCGGCGAAGCTTCCCACCACCACATCCGCGAACCGTTGTGCTTCTTGCCCTTGTAAATCGTCTCGCGGAATATCGGCCACTGGCATTGGAAGCCTCCGCCATAACCAACCTCTGACCACACCGGCGCACCCCATACCTCGTATTCTGTGGGTAAAAACACCGTATTCAAATTCCATGCCCATGTGCTTTTAGTACTTAAGAGCCTATATACCGGATACAAATACTCGCTGCCAATGGCTTGCTTCAGACCGTTGGCAAAAACTCCGTCAAGATAGGTTTTCATTGCTGATGACGCATAACCGCCTGTATTTGTATCCGTAGTATTCATCTGGCGGGTAGTGACGCAGTTCCTGAAAGAGAACAGGATGTGGTTTTCGGTATTTTCAGTGTCAGCCGCGCCTTTGTAGATATTAAAACCGGAAACCAGAATCCGCAGGTTTTTATAATTCTCATTCCAGATGAAATTTGTCGTGCCGTCATTCAGCGAAGGCAAGTCCAAATAATCCCCGATCATTATTCCCTTAAAATCGGGTTTTTTTGAATTGTCAATTTCGCCGTTATTATTACAGCGGCGGCGGATTTCTGCCATCGCCTCGGCTATGGTTTCCACATTGAAAACATCCAGCAGGTTCCGGCCTTGCTCAAGAGCGGAACTCAAATCGGCTGAATCCGCTCCAACTTCACTTTGACCGTTCCGATCAAAAATCAAAACCTTTCCGGGCGCGGGGCGGGATGAGAAAATACTCTCCGCGAATATAAGCTCGCTTTGACCGATGGTGTACACATCCTTGTCAAGGAAAAACGTTTTACCGCCGTTTTCATCACCGCATTTGATGAAAATCAATTTGTAGGTCAGGCAATCATGGTCTGCGGCCTGATACCCGGGGAAACGGTTCCATGCGCCGGTTTGCACCTGCCAGAACCCATTTTCCCTTTTGTCATCCTGATCCTTCAAGAGAACCAGATCACCGACAGCCAGATTAATTCCGTCCATCGCCATGAGGCCGCCGGATGCCACATCAATATTCTCTGTGGATGCGGCAACCGGCGAGTCAGCAGCCCACCCAAACTTCGCCATGATCTTCATCGGCTCAACGCCGCTCTTGTTGATTCTGGCAAGAAGGGATTCTTCGCCGTCACGCGCCGTCAGAACCTCATCGGCAAAATCTTTGAGATATTCCGTCCGCGCCGCCAACTGCTTGGCCTGAATATTCGCAGTCCCGTCCTCGCCGCCAGCCCAGCGGGTTGTCAATTCCACCCGCCAGATGTCCTTTACCCATTGTTTAACTACCGTTAAAAATGCCATTTAAAACCTCCTAAATTCTCATAAAATAATTATCCATTCCCCTTCAAGGGAAATGTCCGGTTCCTTTGGAATCGCCTCTGACCGCACCTTCCGGGCAAACAGCGTTTCATTTTCGCATAACAGGCCAAACTCAATGATCTTCTTTCCGTTTGCTTCGCCTTTCGGAAGCATCCACTTAAACTCCACCTGNNGGCGTTGGCACGTTCCCGCTGGTTCCGAATGCGATCTTGGCAATATGGCCGCCTTCGCATTCGCCCATTAGATGCATGGCGACAGCCGTTCGAGCCCCTGACACAATAAGGTTTCTCTCCCGATATTCCTCAATGAGTATTCCCTGCTTGAAAATTCTCATGTTGAAACACCCGCGCATTGGCGGCATTGTGTCTTTAAAAGTTATTTTCATAAAACCTCCTCCCCTAGAATTACATCGCCTGAATAGTACAGGCCGTCACAGTCTGAATAAGTCCCATCGCAAGCCCACGAGCCGTCACACACCTCGGCATACGGCATTTTTGAGCCGTCACAAATAAGCGG